TAGTAGCATTAGCTATTTTAGCCCCAGTTATAGTAGCGTTAGCAATTTTAGCATTATCTACTGCAAGGTTAGCTATCTTAGCATTTGTGATTGAACCATCAGCAATCTTAGCTGTAGTAATAGCCGCATCAGCTATTACTCCACTTGCCGCTGTTATTGTATTTGTTGCTATTTCGTTGGCTGTTATAGTCCTTGAAGCTATTTCTCTAGCAGTTATAGTATCAGCCACAAGTTTATCACCAGTTATAGTATTAGCAGAAATGTGTGTGTTCGTAACTGAATTACTTGCTATTTTGTTTCTATCAACAGCACTATTGGCTATTTTAGCATTTGTTATTGCACCATTTGAAATTTGTTCATCAGTATGCAATTTCCATTCACTTGCTACCGAACCTCTTTGCAACATAGGTTTTGCAATCCAAATTCTACCGTTTCTTGTAAGACGAAATCTTAATCTAGCTTTTACTGTACCTGTTGGAGCAGTGTCTGTTAGGACAAATCGTTGCCAAGTTGAGTTATTATCGGGTAATATTGACTGTGCACTTGCATAAATTCTTGTATTTGATGAATTATACCATTCAATTTGCATATAAACTCCATTGTCTATTGTGCTTTTGTCATTTGTATATACGTAAACACTACCAACCAAGCTTTGTCCTTCTGTTATATTTGTAAATTCACTATACAAACCATAATATTTATCAGATGTTTCACCAGTTACTTCTGATTTCATTGTTACAACATTATCGTATAATAAAGACGTATCTCTAACCCATTTGTTACTATCAATAGTCCAATAATTAGTATTATTAGCAAAATTAGTATTATGAATCAAGTTATCCCCATCAATAGTTAATGCACCAGTAGTTATATTATCAGCTTTTAAATTTATAACATTGATGTTACTTGCGTCAATCGTACCTGCTGTTAATTTATTTGCTGTTAAACTAACTATTTTTGCGTCTGTAATACTGCCATCAGCTATTTGTGCTGTTTGTACTGCACCCGTTCCTATCAAAGCGGTAGTAATTGCACCTGTTTGTATCTTAGCAGTTGAAATCGAAGCATCAGCAATCTTTGCATTAGTAATAGCACCATCAGCAATATTAGCTGTACCTATGGTAGCAGTTCCTATCTTTGCCCCTGTTATTTGAGCGTCTGCTATTTTGGCTGTAGTAATTTGTGCATCGCCTATTTTAACTGTGGTAATCGCACCGTCTTTAATGTTAGCTGTATCAATAGCGGCAAGTCCTATTTTTGCATTGCTTATTGCACCATTTGCTATTTTTGCATCAGTAATTTGTGCATCTCCAATCTTTGCTGTAACAATAGAACCATCAGCAATTTTTGCAGTTGTAATTGCTGCATCTTGAATGTTTGCTGTAGATATTGAAGCATTGGCTATTTTGGCATTGTCAATTGCACCATTTGCTATCTTTGCACTCGTTACTGCTAAATCCTTGATGTTTGCGGTGTCTATAGCGGCGGTAGCAATCTTAGCGTTAGTTATTGAACCATCTTTAATTTTTGCTGTTGTTATACTTGCGTCTTTTATATTGGCTGTGTCGATAGTAGCAGTTGCTATTTTAGCACCCGTAATTGCTCCATTAGCAATTTTTGCGTTTGTTACTGCTAAGTCATTTATCATTGCAGTATCTACTTTTAAGTTATCTATTCTTGCATTTACTGCGTTTAAATCTTCAATAGTAGCTTTTTCTGCTAGTAAAATCTTAATGTTAGCCTGCTCTGTAACTATGTTTTCTACTTTTTTAGTTATAGAGCCCTTATAGTTGTATTCACTTTTACTATCACTCTTTGCAACGGAGGATATTTCACTCTTTAGCCCTCCTGAATATGTTAGTTTTAATCGCATTACTGGAATTGCATATACTGTATTGTCTATATCAGTTATGGTTATTGTATCGCCTACGTCAAGAGCAGGGTTGCCCTGCCAGTTTAATTTCAATGGTCTATAGCTGTAATTATTGTAGGTAGTTAGGATAGTATCTAATTGAGCCTGAGTTATATAGTTGTTGCTAAAAGTTATTTCCTCGCTGGCTAAGCCGCTTCCAGAGCTTATTGTTGAATTGTCCTCCCGTATGGCAGTTATCTTTTTAATTGTAAAATCCTTATCAGCCTTTTCTATACTTCCAAAGAAGTTTTCTGATGTAATATTTATATCTGTTGATGTTAACCCAACTATTTCAAGTGCTCCAACCCTATTTATCCTTGCAAAGCCACCGCAAATGCCTGCTATTATTCCTATGGCTTCTCTAAGTGTCTTGCCTTCAATTTTATCTATAGTATAATTAGGCAACACACTATTAAAGCTTACCCCTGCCTTTTGACATATCTCTGTAGCAACTGCCTGTATGGTTGCTGGATAAACCAAATCGCTGAAATAAGCTTTTTCAAATTTAATCATGTTGTCATAGGCAATTATTTTTTTAGTATTTTTATTTATGACAACATCATCAATATTGAATATGCCTAACGGTACCTCTTCAATAGTTCCATTGACATCTAGCCCTATATACGGACTAACTACATTCAATACCTGTATTAAGTTGTTTGTCATTATTGTAGCTTCAAACTTATTGCAAATAGTAGTCCCCAAGGTAAATTCCTCCCCTGGGACTAAGTTACTCTCTAAAGACATATCTACTATATCTATATCTGTATAGGTATTGGACCCTACAACCAATCTTGATGATAGGGTACGTGATGGCATTTTTATATAGTTTTGAAAGTCTAAACTCGCGTTGTACATTATATACCCTCCTCCCTATTTCTCAATAAAATTCATACTTAAGCCTTCCCAAAGTATGTTCCCATTGTTATTTCTGTACACTGGAGAGGTCCTATCTCCTACATAAAAGGTTTTAGTAATTACTGCCCCTTCCATTGGGTCAGGGTATTCAACACTAAAATAAACATCTTGCACCGCTTTTAAAAGTATCGATATTTGGCTCATTTCTAAAGGAGGCCATTCACATTCAAGTTTTCTTTTTACTGCTATCCTATCTCTTATAAGCTCTCCCTTTGCATTTCTGTTACTTTCGCCATCTAAATCACTGATTGTTACTTTAAAAGATGAAGGAGTAGCAATAGCCACTCCATTGATTTTCAGCATATTACCACTCCCTTATATTGGTATAGGTATTTCTCCATGTTGTCTTGCATATTCGTTTAGAGAGTCAATTATGACCCTTGCCATAGTAGAATTACCAACGTTTAAATTTAGAACCAACTGTTTATCTCCGCTATTACTGCCAAGCGCATCTTTTATAGCTCTATACGTTTGTTCATATATTTTAGATTCAGGAGCAACAATTTCACCTTCATGCCTGTTATCACCTATTACTGCAAGCATAGGGTTGTTAGCTCCTACATAACCACCTTGTGCAAGGTAAGGAATCTTAGGAACCGAAAATGTCCTTCCGCCTATTCCTGGAACCCACCAAGGAATATCAATACGAATTTTGCCAAGTGAATTATTAATAGCACTAATCACATTATTTAGCGGAGCTTTTATTATTGAATATAGGCTGTTGAATACACCACTAAAAGTATTTTTAATTCCACTAATAGTAGATTTTATTCTGTCTACTACCCATGATATAGTTCCACTTATAGAATTAAATACAGAGCTTGCTATTCCTTTTAAACTGTTGAATATATTGCTAAATATGCTCTTAACTGCGTTCCAAGCAGTGTTCCAAGCGTTTTTGAAGGTAGAGCCAACGTATGATAGAATACTTCCAAATATGCCTTTTATACCGTCCCAAACACTTGATATTGCAGTTTTTACTCCATTAAATATACTCTTTATACCTTCCCAAGCTCGGGACCAGTTCCCAGTAAATACTCCAGCCACGAAGTCTATTAACCCATTAAATATCTGTCTTATTCCACTTATAATACCACTAAAAGCACCTATTAAACTCCCTACTATATCTATTATTAGCTTAACTATATTCTTAATTTGATTGAATACCCCATTGAATGTTTCAACTATTACAGGTCCGAATGTCTTTACAATCCAATCAACTACAGGCTTCATTCCATTCCAAAGGTCTGTCATTAGCATTACTATCTGATTAACAAACTCTTTCCATTTGTCCCATAGTGGTTTTATACCTTCGTTGTATATATCAAGTAGCATATCAACAAATGCGTCAAAGATAGGCTTTAAAACAATATTCCAAATGTTGTTTAGAGTATCTTTAATCCCGTTCCAAGCCTTTATAATGTTATCTCTGAATTCCTCGTTTTCTTGCCATAGTTCGATTACAGCCTTAGTGAATAACGCTACAAATACTGACGCAACTAAAATAGGACCATTGATTGATGTTAATGCCTTTTTAACTACATTCATAGCCTTAGGAACTATCTTCATGATATCGTCCCAATGTGTACCTATCAGATAAGTACCTATACCTGCTCCAATTCCAGAAAGTGAAGATACTATTTGATTTTTGTTTTTCTTAAGTGTGTTGTTAATATCCTTGAAAGCCTTTTTGATAGAATCAGCCATCTTTTTTACTTTTTCAGATACCTCTACAGTTGCACTTGCAAAGCCCCCTGTATCAAAGCTAGGAACTGCACTCGCTACACCACCTACTGGGCCAGCAGTACCTTCACTATCTCCAGTACTACCAGCTGAACCTTTGCTAAGGCTATTTATTTCATCAAAGCTTGCTAAAGCCCCCTTTGCGTCCTTAGCCGCTTTCTTAGCCGCCTTACCTGCATTAGTAGTTGCATCTCCTAAGTTTTGCATACCACTTACTTGACCTTGAATCGCCTTTGTCTGTGTTTGAGCGGTTTTAGCACTACCAAATAAAGCTGTAGTGAACTGCGCTATCAAATTTACTACTTTGCCAATAGCATTGGCCATAGCTGTCAATAGTGGCAATACCGCATTATATATAGGCAAAAAAGCTTGCCCTAAACTTAGCTGAATGTTTTTTAAACTAGCAATAAATTGAGCATGCCTTGTTGCTGTAGTATCTGCTAGCGTAGTACCATATCTTGCATATGTTTGTTCTAGGATTGCTGCTAACCTTATCTGCTGTTGAGTTTGATAATCAAGCTGATTCCAAGACTTGTCGCCGGCAAACCTACGAAATGCCTCGGTAGATTCCAGCATAGAGACATTGACGTATACCCCAAGGTCCTCAATAGCCTCCGTGGATCCTAGCATACCACTTCTAATACGTTCTGCAGTATCTTCATAAGTTCTTCCGGTTTTACTTGCTATTATTGCAGTGGCTTTCATTAATTCTTGTGTTTGCTCTGCAGTTTCTTTTGTACTACCAGTAAAACTGCTTAGAAGATTACTGAATGTAGCTCCATATTTATAGGCGTCTGCTTTTGCCATTCCTAAAGCACTAGACTGTGAATTAACAAAGTCCTGAAAAGACTTTGCAGCAGATCCCATATTACGATTAATATTATCTACTGCGCTTTCTACACTCATAGCAACTTGCGTACTATCTTTGATTAACTTTCCGATTGCCAATGAACCTAAGATAGTACCTATAGTTTTCATGGTGCTACTTACTTTGGATTTGAAACTCTGGAGCTGAGATTGAGTTTTAATCAGTTCCTTCTGTATTCCTGAGAAGTCAGCTCCACCTCTTACGACAAAATTCGACTTTGCCATAGTTTCCCCCTCCTTTCTACGCAAAATAAAAAGCACTAACATTTGTTAGAGCTCTTGAGGGTTGTTTTCTATTTTCACTTCGCCACCAAACGCGGCATTTAACATCTTGACCCTTGCCAGCATTTGTTCTGCTGCCATTTCTTTTTTCTCCTTGCCTATGCTATCCAATATCTCTTTTAATGGTCTAGGATAGTTATGTCTCTTCCCTAGCCATTGGATAGTCCACAATGAGTTAAGATAAGATAGGGTTACCTTCTCCTTAAATTCTTCTTCTTGCCTTTCAGCATAAGCTTTGATAACTAGATTAAGTTGATATGGTGTCATTTCCTCAAACTCTTGTATTGATAAACCTGCTCGGATAGCACTTCTTAGGGCTAAATCAAAGTCATATGGTTTTACTTCTTCTTTTTGTCCTGTGCTATCCGTTGAGAGTTTTTTTCTATTTCCTCAACATCACCAAAGCCACCAAAAGCGGCTGTAAAAGCCTCTGTCATTTTCTCAAGTATATAACTCATTGGCTGTAAATCTAGTAAGTCCTCGATTTGTTCTAGTTTTAATTCTTCGCCATACTTTCTTGCGTCTGATAGTAAGCCACAATAGATAATCTTTTCTATACTCTCAAAATCCTCTGTGTCGCGTAAATTAAAGGTGTCAGCGTCAACAATTTCCTCAAAATCTTTACCTATCATTGCAACCATTGTTTTAAGGGCCTTATATCCATATCTCAACTCTCTAGGTCTATCAAGTTCTATAATTACAACATCATTTTTATTGTTGTTCATAATTTACTCCTCTCCTTTCTAAAAAATATAAGCCAGGGATTAACTCCCCAACTTATACTGTTGTTACTGTCAATGTAGGCTTACCACTCACTTTGAGAGTTGCTTCAAAGCTGACTAAATCCTCTAATTCAACACCTGTGCTAAATCCAGTTACTATAGCATTAAATTCCCATTTAGCCTTGAGTGCAGGCGGAAATTCTATAGTATAAGCATTTACAGTTCCACTTTCAAAGTCCGCAAACATTTCCGCCTGCCCCTGACCTGTAGTTGGGTCAAAATATCCGCTTATACTTACTTCGCCAGCGTCTTTTAATCCACCTATAAATGTTCTATACCCATCTACTGCATCCAAAGTTGTTGTTTCAATTGTATCTGCCGACAATTCCAACCCGCCTATACTCGTCAAATTTGCTATTGCAGTTGTACCTTTTTTTAGTTTAGTACCTAATGATTTTTCAGCCATCTTTTATTCCTCCTTAAAATAAATTGTAAAGTCAATAATCCCTCTATTGACTCCTAATTCACTTTCCCATGTTTCATCAACATTATTGATGTCTATATCCTCTACATAGATATTTTCAGTTCCTATAGTCCTCTGTGCCATTCCAATAAGCAAGTCCTCAACCTGTTTCCTAACCCTAACCATATCAGAGTATTTTTGAGCCATGATACTAAACATGTAAGATAAGTGTTGCTCCTTACCTATACCATCAAGGGTTTTTATTCTTTTTGTACTTATTCTTGCATAGACTAGATAAGGCCCTGTTGCCCCCTCAGGAGCATTTGTAGGATATATTTTATCTTTTAAGTCAGGGATATTATTGTTAATTTCATCCCTTAATGCTATTGCTATATCCATTATTTCAATCCCGCCTTTCTTATCTCGGCGTCTATTTTGCCTTTCATAGTATCTACTATGGTATCCTCAATCTTTTGTACGTTATCGGTAAGGCTATCGCGTATAAACCTAAATCCTGGAATATATCTCCCATTCTTTGCAAAATAACCATATTCCTGTGATACTGGATAGTAAGCTGTATTTCTTCTTCCTGGGCTTGGATTTTTAACAGTCTTTTGAAATATGTCATTCATTGCTCTATCAAATACAATCCTATATACTTTTTTAGCTTTGTACCTGCTTTTCTCTCCAACAAGCTTTATACCCTTTTTTAACATACCAGTATCATATGGCGCATTTGCCCTAGCTTGTCTATAGGCAATATTCATTCCTTTTTTAGCACTTGCTGTAACGTGCTTTTGTGGTACTTTCCCTAGCTTTTCTAAGTCTTTTTGGAGCTTCTCCATGCCTTCGATTTTAAATTTTACATTCATTGTTATTCCCTCGCATTAACTTAATGCAAAGGTAAGGATATATAAGCCACTGATACCATTTCAACTCATAATATTCCTTTAAGGCTTTATAAATCAAGATTGGTAACCCCCATCTTTTGATAACTAATGAGAATTGATAGT